TGTTCTTACAAGCTCTCCACCTACATTTCTAATAAAGTTTAAGAATCTATCTGAACCAAAAAATCCTGGTTTATTTACTAATGTATTAACAGAGTCTTCATCATCGTCTTCATCATCATCATCTACATCTGCTAGATCTTCTTCTTTGTTTATTTCATCAGCATCTTCTTGAGTGATAGATACAATACTTGAATCAGGACCCTCTACTTTTGGAATAAAATCTTTGTTAACAGTTGCAACATCACTCTCTAAATCTTCTAAATCTTTAGCTATATCATCACTAAAATCAGCTATAGTTTTTGGCATTTCAGGCCTTTCATCTAAATTTAAAGTTTCAATAGGATCAATTCTTTTTGCTGTAACTATAGTCTCAGGTATTTGTTTTTCATCTGGGACAACGGTTTCTTCTTCTACATCAAATAAACTTCTGATACCGTAATCAAGCTCTTGGGGAGATCTACCTCCTCTTAAAAACAAAGATTCAACAGACTCCTCATTAAAAGGAAATAAATCTGAATCATATTCTGTTATATTTTTTAAATCACCCTTTGGAAAGGGTACATTTTCAAGTAAAGCAGGTAAACCTTGTCTAGTTTTAGGAGAAGTAAATTGTTTAGCTGCTTCAACGCCAAATCTTGCAATTGGACCTACAATTTTTGTTGCTACTCTAGGCGTATCTTCAAAAAATGCACCAAAAGAATATTGACCAGGAAAAGCTGGCACATCTCTAAAATTAGCCTCTTGATCAAGTATGCTTTTTAAATCTTCAGATATAACTCTATTACCATCTCTTACATCTTTTGCAAAAGCAAAAACTTGAGAATCAGTAAGCCCAGATATTTGTTGTTTAAACTGATTTGGATCTACAGTTATTGTGCTGCCATCATCAAAAGTTATATATCCTTTTAATACATCTCCACCATTTGCGAACATTCTTCTATTAAGAAAGTTCATGCTAGTTGCCTCTATTTGGTACTAAAGCTCCGTAAGCAGAAAAAGCTGCTCCTAGACCTTGAGCGCTAGGATCAGGAGCCATACCATAAGTAGATCCAATCTGAGTGCTTGCTTGCTGATAGCCAGGAAGTAAAGAGCCTATTTGTTGCATAGTTTGTAACGGCCTCATTTGCTGTTGTAATTGTTGAGCAAACTGTCTTTGATTTTGTAGATCTGCCAAACCTCTAGCAGTAGAACCAAGACCAACTAATTCTGATCTTTGGCCTCTTCTTAGAGCTTCTAAGTTTTGTCCTACACCAGCTAACTGACCACCATACCCTGCAAGCTGAGATCCTAGCTGAGAAGCACCAGCTCCTCTTTGAGCGCCTATACCTAGTAAACCGGTAGCTGCAGACCTTCTAGCCTGTTGCTGTCTTGCAAACTCACCCAAGCCTGTTCTTTGTGCTTCACTAAATCCTCTTGATCTAATGGCAGATAGTGCATCTCCTAGTCCTCTACCGAGCGCTTCACGCCTTTCATCTGCACTAAGCCTTGCTCTGGATCCAAACGCTGATTCACCACCAGCAGAGATAGCCTGCGCTCTTGCCGCTATATCTTGTTTTTCGCCAGCTTTCATCAAATCATCAATTGTTTGTTGAACAACCGCATCCTCGTAAGGATTGTAGAACTGTTCTGTCATACTAGGATCGTAAGCACCTACGGTATCTTGAATTAGGCCTTCGGCTTGAGAGAAGTAAGGATCTTGTAATTCTTCTGCTCTTCTTGATTGAGCTATTGCTTGATTGATTAAATCTTGTTGTTGATTAAAAAACGGCTGAAATGAACCAAGTCCTGCTTGCGCTCTTTGTCTTGCTATATTTTCTAATGAATCTAAACCGGCAGTTTGTTGCAAAGGTACATCACTTCCAATTAAGTTTGCACCAGCTTGTTGCAGTTGATTATAAAAACCAGGAGTGCCTTCACTCCCAAAATACAAAGCCCTAATTAAAGGATCTGTTACGACCTCTCTAGTAGTTTGAGCCTGTAAGACTGGATCTACTGTGTTTGCCATTACGCCATACTCCCAGATTCATTATATCTTTCAAATGTATCCATTAATCTACTCATTACATCAACACCCTTTTTTCTGTTAGGTTTACTTGCAGCAATAAGTTCTATACCTTTTTTTGTTTTGTTAAATTTAAAACCACCAGCGCCGTTGTTAGCAGCAGCGGTCATAACAAACTCACCATCACTAAGCATAGCCGGTATATCATCAGATGTTCCTGTACCAGGACCAACTGACTCACCACCTTGACGCATATCAAGTTCTTGTATTACGGCTAAGCCACCTTTGTTAAATTGTTGTCTGCCATATCCAATAGGACCACCAAATGCTGCGGCTTTTCTTATACCTAAATCAAAACCAGCAAATGTAGGAGCTGGGTTTAGATCTGGTCTTACTGATTGTCTTATGTCTGTTAAGCCACCTTCGGTTCTTTTTGCAGCATCTTTAACAGCTTTACCGTATAACAAAGCCAAAGCAGCCATTTTAGGATCTATACCAGAGCCTCCTCCGCCCCCACCAGAAAATATACCATCTCCGCCAGGGCCTGTATTTAAAGCATCTTCAATAGATTGTGGTAAAAGTTTTGAACTTGCATATTCTATCGGTCCTTTGCCTCCCATAATATCTGTAATACTTTGACCGCCTGTTAGATTAATTCCTTGAGTAACTGGAGAAAATGCTTTTTGTGTTGCTGGATCAAGCGCAGCATAATCAGATGCTGAAATTGGATTACCAAAAGCATCAACATATCCAAAAGAATCTAATTCTCCTGTAGTAACATTAAATTGACCTGTACCTCCACCAAATATACCGCCATATCCTTGTTTCTGATCACTAGCCATACCTTTTAATACGTTAGAGCCGTAAGCTATTGGAGAAAACTCTGTAATAGTTTTACCAGCTGCGTCTTTCATAATATTACCTGCAGCATCTCTTTTGGCAACTTGCCCAATATTTTTTAAAGCATCAAGATTTGCAGTACCACTCATAATTCCAGTACCAGCTTTTATTCTTTCTAACGCACCATCTTTACCAAACACACTTTGATTACCACCAGCCATTACGGTCATGATGTCACCAAGACCACCTTCACCTTTAGCAAGTTTAAGTGCAGCGTTGCCTTTGTTGTAAACTGCAGCAAAGGGTTGCCAAGGGCCAGGTATAACAGATGCAACGGGCGCTACTTTTTTAACAACCTTTTTAACGCTTTTAGCTAGTTTTTTTAGAAACCCAAACTCTGCTTGTCCTGTAATTGGATTGATAGACATACCAACGCCAACTTCATATTCTTTTGGATCCAAGCCAACTGCTTGCATTTCTTTTTTAATAAGTGATTTTGTTTTGTCTGATATGACCGGAGGGACAACCATTTCGCCTTTTGCAACATGCGCCATAAAACGATCTTCGTTGCGTCCTAGTGCTGCTAAGCCTTTGCCTGAGTTGTCTACTATATTCATTTTAAAATTCTACCCTATTCTTCTATACATTTTAACCAAAATACAAGTAAGTATCTGTTTCCTGACTTTACAGATAGGCCTCTATGCATATGAGTAAAGCTCGGAAATATTAGAGCGTGGCCTGTAGGTAATGGTTCAACTGTACCACGATTTAAAAACTCAGTCCCGCCCCCTTCATACTCACCTGTATTTAAGGGGACAACCATACTAATGTCGGCACTAGCGTCATGATGCCAAGCGCCTTGCTTTTTATCCTTTAAATTATAGTTAGCTATTTGGATACCGCCAGCATTTACATGCCTATTCCAAATATTCAAAAATATAGGATTACCTATAGTATATATCGTTTGAAACAAAGATTGATATATTTCAGGACAATTATCTTGAAAAGTTATTTCTGGTATTTGCCTTAAATTATCTTCTTCAGGATTTGGCGTAAAGCCATAAAACCTCTCTAGATTGTGCATTTCGTCCAATAAAATAGAACAAAACTTTTCTGAAAAGAAAGGAACCGTATATACATCCTTTAACGGTTCTTTAATAATTTTATGTAATTTTGTTTGTTTTGGGTTGCTTTCACCTTGATTATCATAAAAATTTATAATGTCTGATAAAGAGTCTTTGACAGCTGCAAAAGTGTTTTTTTCAATATACCAATCGGCAGGATGCTCAAGAAGTATGTTTTTTGTTTTATATTCTTTTATTTGAGCCAATTCAGCCATAATTAAAAGCTTGCTACATTAATTGATATATCACCAGCTATTTTAATATCTACCTTACCTAGATCAGCAGATGCTTCAAAACCAAGGTTATTGGTTCTTTCTCCTATATCAACCCATTTATTTCCTGTGTATACCTGTAAAACACCTAAAGTCGTATTCCAAATAATACTGCCAGCTAAAAAATTAAATTTTAGTTTGTCTGCGTCATTTACTTGTTGGGTGTTATTAACATCAACTGCACCTAAATTTATTTCTAATATGCGTGCCAGTCTGTTAAATATGTCTGGAGTGACTGTATCAGAAGCTACTGGTAACTGAGTTTGAAGTATCTTACTCATCTTCTACCATCAGGTTTTACATCAATTCTAGTTGCTCCAAGCCTCCATCCAATAGATAAATTACCGTCTGCTGTTGCATCATCATCTGACTCAAAGCGTAAAACTATTTGCCTAGCTCTGCTTCTAACAAAAGCTTGTTGTGTGTTTGCTGCAATAGCACTTGTAGAATCAACGGTTAGAGAGTCTCCAGGAAAGTTTCTTGTTTTAACAACTATGTTTACATTACCAGAGTTATCGTTTTGTAAAAATTTAAAGTCAGGAATTATTTTTTGTAGAAAAGCAAAGTCTTGACCATCACCTAAATCAAAATCAGAACTTTCTATAAACACGTTAGTCATAGGAGATCCATCATCATTAAAACCTGTTTCATGTTGAAAAACATATCCGCCACTTACAGCTCTTGGATAATTTACAATACCAGAGTCTAGCCAAGCAGTTCTACTTAAAGATCCGTAGAACCAAATGTTTTCGGCATAATTATAGATTACATATCTATCTACTTCAGTTGAGTCTGCAGAACAATAAAACCATCCAACTTCATTTTTATCTGTAATAGTAAAAGCATTTATTTTAAAAGATTGAACAAGATTAATATCTGAAAAAACATAATTATGCACACTACAAGGTAAAGTTTGCACGCTACCGTTGTAAACATAAAAATTGTTGTAGCTCATCCAATATACACCTTGAGGCGCAGTAACAGCTGCTTTTGGTCCAAGCAATCCAGTTCCTTCATTAATTAAATTAACCGCAAAAGTAAAAGGTGGCCCAACAAACTGCATACTATACAAAGCTGTATCAGTCCAAACTAATATTTCTTGCCTAGATTTTACTGCTCCAATAATTGATGAGCCAGACGATAACCGTAAAGACCCTGCGGTTTGTGGCTCAAAATCTAAAGCGTTTTCTTGATCACTAAAGGCAATAAGCATAGGATCAACAGTTCCAGTTCTAGAACTTCCTGATATTGGATCTGCACCCAATACAATTAAATGCCTGTCTTTTTCTGATGTGATAACTTGTAAACCTACAGTAGGAACTAAATTAGCTCCAGAAGTAGTAGATAAATTAACAGCTCTTGTTGTCAAGCCGTTGTTTTCCACCCACCTAAATATACCTCCGCCTCTTGGATTGATAATAATGTCTTCGCCAAAATTATCATGTGTCCAAATTCTAAGTTGATTAACTGCAGATAAAGCGGTTGCAGAGCCAAAAGCACCTTCTCCCCACCCATCTAAACCCCACCCAGTTCCAGGAACAAAAACATCAAGACCTACATTTATTTGATATGTCCCAACGGTAGATCCACCACCATTACCTGAATCACTAGCATTAGCGGTTACGGTTACTCCGCTGGTATTTTTTGCTTCGATTGTATAACTATTAGCATTTACTATAGTTGCTATCTGATATTCTTGATTAAGAACATTTGAATTTACATTACCGCCCAACGAAGCAGCGCCTGAGAAAGTTACAAAGTCATTTTGCACAGCCCCGTGCGCGGTATCTGTTACTGTTATAGTAGCATCTCCATTAGACGCAGAGAAAGTTACATCACCTGCACTTGTAGTCAATCTTATCGGGGTTATATCGTTATATGTAGAACCTTCTTGAACGTAGTATTTAAAAGTTGTTCCTAAACCTAAATATTTTGTACCAGATAATGCAATCCAAGCATGTAATGCTCTACAGGTCCCTAAAAAAGTATTTGAATTTACTTTTTCCCAGCCACCAAATTTCTCAGGTCTGCCTTTTCTAAAACGAACTAAATTGCAATCAAACCAACCGCCTTCATTATCGTAGTCAGTACCTTCTCTATTTATTCCTGGACGAAAAATTGCTTTTTGTAATGGCATTTAAACGTGACTCCAATCCTTGCCTTCAAACAATAAAGCTTCTGCTTCTCTTCTGCGTATTAGGCCGTCATTTACTTGACCATTTGCCTTATTCCATCTTTTAATTTGATGTGGAACTTCTTCATATTTTTCTTCATTTAACACCCGCAATAAAGAACTTGAAGAAAGGTTCGTGGGGCCAAGGTTAAAACACCAAGAAGTTAAAGCATCATATTGAGATTGATTAAGAGATACATTAACCATATTGCTTACATGTTCGCCATATTCTTGCAATTCATCTATCAACATAATGTCTGCTTTTTCTTGTGTCCAAACATCACCTTGTCTTACTCCTCTAGTAGAGCCGTATCCAATAGTCCAGACTCCTGCTGCACATTTGTAAGCTTCTAACTCACAACCCTCAAACTTTTTAACCAAAGCTATTCCTTCGTCTGATATAACCATTTTAATAATCTCCCCAAACTTTTGTTTTTTTGCCTCCGTTATATTCAACTGCGTGGCCCTCTTTAATAAGCATTTGGCAAATATCTTTACCATCTTCCGTATAAGGGATTGCAAGTATTCTGCCATATTTACCTTTACCAAATGATTTTATACTTATAGATCCTGTGCATAACTCTATTAATCTATCTTTGGCCGCTAAACCAAGTTTTTTTTCTGCTAAGTCTCGAGTCCTTGACTCAGGCGTGTCTATGCCTGCCAACCTGCAGCGTTGTTTATGCAGACGGACATCAAATCCTAAGTCAAGGGTGACATCAATAGTATCGCCGTCAACTACTTTTTCTATAGTTGCTTTGTATACATATGGCTCTGGTTTACTGCTCATCTTTATTAGTAGTTACCTTTCTATAATACACAACTACATCTTTTAGTTCTGTAATATATCTTTTTATCTCTTGCATATTGTAAGCCATAACTTCGTAATCAGGAATTGTCATAGCTAGAAACACTAGCTCGCCTTCTTGTTTTTCTATTCTTGCAAGCTGTTCTTCCCAGTTTTCAGG